TCCTTAAATTTTTTCCAAAGACGTAATGTAAGACTAACATCTTGTTCTGCATAATCTTTAACAAGATCATATGGAAGTTTATCCATGTTAGACATTGGATCAGCTATACCATGTTCAGCAAGTGCTCTATCTTTTAAATCATATTTATATTTTTTATCGTTTAGATAATCCGCTGATAAAGAATCTAAACTATAGCTTTTCCTATTCTCATCAATGACAGATGCAGCAATCATGGTATCATACAAATTACCTTTAGGCATAAGGCCTGTTGCAGATCGAATCCAACACACGTCATACATTGCATTGTGAAATACCTTATTTATTTTTTCGTTTTGAAATATTTTTTTATTTAAAACTTTCCAAACTAAATTAGTAGCTAACTTAGGGCCTTTGTGTTCTATTGGAAAATAAAATGTTTCGTTCCTGTAAGCAATCGCTATACCACAAACAAAGCCGTTGCCAATGATGGCCCCTGATCCGTGAGTCTTCAACTGTGGATCGTATGTCTCTAAGTCAACAGCAACGACATCACCATCTTTAACTTCTATGTCTGATGGAAATGGAATCACTTATAGTCCCTATTTATAATCATTTCTATATAATGTATCGCTTTCAATAAATCCTGTTTCTTTCCCTTATCCTGATGTCTGATTATGTATTTTATAGCACATCCTTCCGGGTATAACAACCTGTTCTCAATCACAAACTTGCTGGGCTGTATGACATACTTTCGATAGTGACTTCCGCCATGCTGTTTATTCCAAACATCTACATTGTCATTCTTGTTCTGCTTTTTACTAGCCATAATGTTTCCTTTGATCTAGAACACGCAACAAATTTCATACGTCTTCTTACAAAGTCCTCCTCCTTTTTTGTTAGTGTTAAATCCACAACTACGTGGTCAAATTCTTTACCTTTGATTGTGTGAATATTCTCAACAAATATTCTTTTATCTTCTAGATCTCTGTTTTCACTCACTACGTTCTTTATGTAATGTCTCATCGCCGGAGACTGTGTTACACAGATATCTTGAAAGTCCGTTGTTTCTTTTACACCAGGTATTAAAAAACCTTTACTAATAAGCCAGTCTAGTCCGTAGCTACCTCGTGATACTTCTTCTATTTTTTTACTATTGTGATTAAGTCCCCTATAATCTGGATGAACACTCTTCAATAATTTTTTAATATTACTAAATGGAATTATCTCTCCCATATGTAAGTTAACAAAAGCTCGCTGATTATTTATTTCACCACCAGGATATTTAAAATCACGAACTCTACTGTTAAAAGGTATAGAAAAAGGTAAGCCAAGACGAACTAAATATTTAATAATATCAATAGGTTGTCCACCACGATAGGTGAATACAGTGGTCTGTTTTGTATTAAGTAAAAGATTATCTAAATCTTCTAGATATGGATCTTGATGTAAATTAGACAACTCATAGATTGCGCCCTCAACTCCCTCCTTTGGTAGCCACTCTCTTGTATATCCGTAGTGATCCCAGACGGGTTTAATAATACCTTTACAATATTCGTTCACTGTGCGCGGACATCTATATCCCTGCGTTAGTTCTATCTCTGGATGAGCAAATTCCTTGTGAAATGAGTCTGGGTCTGCTCCAGAAAACTCAAATATAGATTGATCTGGATCGCCTGCTTTGTAGAATAGGTCTACGTTTTTTGACATAGATGCTTCAGCTTTTCTTTGCACAACACTAGAGTCTTGTGCCTCATCGATAATTAAAACTTTAATGTTACGACATTGATCCTGCGCTTCTTGTGATCCTGCAAAGTCCTCAATCATATCCTGAAAATCTAATATCTTTGCGGTTCTTAAGTTGACTTTTTGGTTTGTTTTAAAACTATTATAGCTAGCGTATAGTCTCTCCAATTCATCAAGGGTGTATTTGTAATGGTCCTTCTCTTCAAAAGATAGTTCCTTGTAGAAATCATAAAAAGACTTACCATGATCTCTTGATCGACTCATGTACTCAAAGAAAGGATGAAATTTAAATAAAGAATCAATAGATTTAAAATTTCTTTCTCGAGTAAACTTATTAAATAATGGGAATAAGTTTATTAATATTTCGTAGTCTTCGATTAAAAATGCCTTGCCTGTTATTTTGTTTTTGCAAAACGTATGTATGGTGCTAACGTGATCATCTAAAGTTTTCTTAGATTCTTGAATTATTTTAAGCAACTCAAGATCAGTTTTATTTTCTTTACAGTATGCTTCAATTGATTCTGGACTTTTAATTTGCTCTCGTAAATGATCTGAAGCTGCATTTGTGTGTGATATTAACTGTATGTTTATTGGACTATATGTTTCCAACAACTCATAATACTTATGTACCAAAGTCGTTGTTTTACCTGTTCCAGGTGGTCCTGCTATTCTAATTTTTTTCATTAGGCCCTATTCTTTTTGTATTTGTAACGTTCACTGCACGCTCTTCAGGTAATTTAATTCTGGACATATCTGGGTTTTTTATTTTGAAATGAACACAAGATACTCTTTTGTCTGCTATTTCATCTTTAACATAACCGTTTACTTCTTTACAATCATCAGGGTTTTCACTGGCAAAAGCTTGTTTTAACAACAAAGCTATATTTCGTTCGTCTGTTTCTTCTTTTTTATCTTTTAAATACTGTCTAAGATTTTTAAATTGAAACCATGCCTCCGTGTCACTCGAGTTCGTATCTTTTTTAATATACACACTGCCTCTTTTAACATCTATTTCTCTATAAGAAGTTAAAGAGGATTCAATAAATTCATAGAATATATCCTTAAAGTTTTCAATTTTGTTTGCAGCGGCAGGGGCTTGTTCATAATTCATGTTTGCAAGTCTTACATACTGGTGTTCTAAAAACTCACCTGGTTTCATTTTCATGACTGGTAAGGGTAAAAAATATCCCATGTTAGCTAACTTGTTAACATATTTATTTTTGTCGATTAGGTCTTCACCAGACATGATGACTGTAATACGTTGTGTGCCTCCATCAGATGTTTGTACATCAATGCTTTCATAGTATTTTGGTGGATGAGATTCATACTTTGTCAACGTCCCAAAACTTTCTTTTGCATCTTTTAATTCTTTTGCTTCTTCTTCATTAATGCCATAGAGATTAAACTTACAACTTAAAGCGTTGCAATATTTTTTTATTGCTGGTCGTTTACATAAATATTTATAATCTTTTTTAGATGCAGATTTTAAGACTGTGTTTTCTAATTCTTTATCAGGCAAAGGGTCTTCCATATACTCCGGTGTATTTATCTTTTTTAAAATCGCCTCTGCTGTATCAAGATTTTTAAAGTTTTCTGTTTTCTTTAATTCTTTCTCTGCTCTTTTTACAAACGTCATTGTGTGTAATAAAAAATCACTACGTCCAATGTCCGCTGGTATTTTTCCGTTAAGTTCTAAACAACCTTTGATGCATGGTATTAACAGATCTTGAAGTAACGGAGTCTTATCTTTTGTTTTTTGTTTCTTAACTATCTTTACATCTTCGGCTAGGTATACACCTAAATCATCTTGTGCATATTTTTTATGCATCTCAAAAAACTCTTCTAGTGTTGCAGCATCTCCATTTTCTTTCCAAGCATACCGAGTGCCTTCTTCGTGATTGTAGTATGGCATGTTTAACCAAGATCCAGTGTCTTTGCCCTGTAATGTTACTTGCTGTGGATAGAGTTTATCCATCTTGTCTGCTACACCCAGTTTAGCCGCAAACTTTTTAACAACCTGTTGAACTTCTGCTGCTTGTGTAAAATTTTTCATAAATAAAAATAAATGTGCTCCACCACTTTTTGATCTAATTGGTATTAACGGTAATTTTAATTTGTGTATTTTTTGAATTATGTCTGTGTAATCGTGGTCATATAGATCAATATCGATCATTCCCCACTTGCAGGTGCCGTCGTCTTTTAAAGGCATGATACCAAGCCCTGGTCCGTTACCATCCAAATGACTCTGCCAAAGTTCTGTGCTTGGTTTACCTCTGATAACTAAATTCTTACCCTGTATCTTTACAGCGGTTCGATCTTTTATTCTTTCAAAGGTGCCATACGCACGGTCTAAGCCCTCAAATATCTTTATAAATTCCTCAACCATAAATGTCAGTGGGGCAGCTCCAGTCTCCCATCGCCGCCCCGACTTCCTCGCTACGAGAAACTATAAAGTTATTCCTTGCTTTTTAGTCATTTCTGATTCGTGTTTAGCCTCTACATTCCCTTTAGCAACGCTATTACTAAAGTCTTTCGCTATAGTGTAAACACCTTGATCAGAGATTGGACCAACTTTAGAAACATCCCAACCAAACCAAGTCCCCTTGTCGTTAGACTGTTGAACTGTTTTTAGTTTATAAATGTGGCTATATGTTGGTGGCGTGAACATACCGTTCTTACCCTGCAGTTTAAGACCCATCATCATTGAGTTCCACTTTCTACTCACTTTTAATTGAGTAGCTTTCATAGAAATCAAAGCTGTTGTTGGGTTTTTGCCGAGTACAACCACAAAGTGACTAGCTGTATTTTCAAGATAGTTGCCATTAGCAAGTCTATCTTTATTAAACTTGTCCCTTGAAGTTTTAGGTAGATCATCCCCAGCTTCGTATATTTTAACTGGAGCGCCTTGACTCTCACCTCTATCTTGCCATTCTATGTGTTGTCTTTTGTAATACACAGGAACGACTTCTATCCCCTTTTCTCCGTCATAAACTTCGTTTGTAACGGTGTTAATAATCATGCCAGGTTCTGCCCCCTCGACATATTTTGCATTTCGCTTATTAACCTCTGGTGATAATTGGCCAAGAACTTTTAAGAACGGAAGCGCAAGATCTTCTTGTGTGATGTTTGCAATGCCTTGACCTGCATCAGTTTCAAACATATTTGCACTTATCTCGTTTTTCTTTTTTGTTTGTACTTCACTCATGTTTATTGTTTCCTTTTTATTGTTGTCTTATTTCCAACAAAGATGTTGAAAATTTCCGTTGGCATTTCTTTACCTGCCTCAATACGCTCACGGACTAGCGCTTTCAGAGTCATAGGCTCAACCTTTAGCTTTTGCCTTGGGTCAAGGCCTTGACTCTTTGCAAGATCGGCATAATCAGCCGCCTTGTTATCCTCGTTACGACCGAACGATACGGATATCTCATTTTTGATTATATCGCCCAGGCCATTCTCACGAAGCCAGTTAAACGCCGCTTCTTTATTTGCTTGTGTGATAGTGGCGCTATAATTTGTTTTTACTTCTACAGAAGATCCATCTTGTAATTTTAAAAACGATAAACCCATTTCGGATAACATCGTTGGTATTACTTCACCAGATAAATGCTCTATATCTTTTTTCTTTTGTTTGATTGCGTCCTCTTGGACTTCTAGTTGTTGTTGATGTGCTTGCAGTTCTTTTATTTTATCTGCAAGTTTATTTATATTGGTTGTTTTTTCCAAGACTTCTTCTTGGTCTTTCTCAAAATCAATCGTCATTCTTTGCTCCTGTTCCGTACAAATCAATCTCTATTGGATAGTATCTTTTTTCTTGTCTATCCCACTTCAAGAGATTAAATCTGCCATTTGTTATATCTGATACCAAACTGCAGACAACACCTATTATAGCAGGATCCCCTGTTAATAACAAGTGGTCTGTTGGTTTGAAATCTCTCAATAAAGTTTTTAATTTAAAAATAAGTGGACCAGGTGAAAAAATCATTTGTGATCTTTCATCTAATAAAAATTTTAACTTACCGTATTCTGCTGCGCCCATAATATTAAATTTAGGTCGGCCTTCTCTTGTACCTGCAATCTCTTGCACAACATAAACAGTAGGTCTAGATATTTTTATATCTTTGTAATCCATACTTTCTTTTTCTTTCATATTGACTTTATAATAAAATCCTATATATATGTCAATAGAAAGTTATGAATTATAAATTTAAGACTAAGCCGTATGCACACCAACTCACTGCGTTGGAAAATTCTTGGCACAAAGAAGAGTATGCATATTTTATGGAAATGGGAACTGGCAAAACAAAAGTTCTAATTGATAACGTAGCCATGCTTTACGATAAAGGTAAAGTAGATGGTGTCTTAATTATTGCACCAAAAGGTGTGGTAGGTACGTGGTACAATCAAGAGTTGCCAAATCATTTAGCAGACCACATAGAAAATGTGACCGTATTGTGGCAAGCAAATATAAATAAAAAACAACAAGATAAACTAGATCAACTGTTCAAAACGGGTCATGAGCTTCACATACTTGTTATGAATGTTGAGGCGTTAAGCACAGACAAAGGGACGTTATTTGCAGCTAAATTTTTAAGATCACATAAATCAATGTTGGCTATTGATGAGTCTACTACAATAAAAAATCCAAAAGCAAAAAGAACAAAAAATATTTTAGGCTTAGGAGATATTTGTAAATATAGAAGAATAATGACTGGTTCACCTGTCACTAAAAATCCGCTTGATTTATATTCGCAGTGTGAATTTTTAAATCCTAGTTTACTACAATTCACTTCTTACTATGCGTTTCGAAATCGATATGCAGAAATGAAAACCATACATGTGCATGGTCGTAGTGTGGATGTTGTGCATAAGTTTCAAAATCTTAAAGAACTTTCGGAAACACTAAAGCCTTTCTCGTACAGGGTTTTAAAACAAGACTGTCTAGATTTACCAGAAAAAGTATATATCAAAAGAGAAATTAGTTTGTCGCCAGAGCAAAAGAAATTATACGAACAAATGAAAAAACAAGCCTTTGCCACACTGAACGGCAAACAAGTGACATCAGTTACAGTGTTAACTCAGTTGATGAGATTACAACAAATAACTTGTGGACATTTTACAGCTGATGATGGCAGCATTCAGCCAATACGAAACAACAGACTAGCAGAGTTGTTAGATGTATTAGAAGAAATAGAGGGCAAAGTAATTATCTGGGGACACTATCAAGAGGATGTTAAGAACATTGTTAATATTTTAACGGACAAGTATGGTCCGGGGTCCGTGGTCAGTTATTATGGGCTCACGCCACAAGAAGAACGGCAAAAGAATATTAAAAAATTTCAAGCTAATAATGGGGTAAGATTCTTGGTTGGTACTCCACAAACCGGCGGGTATGGTATCACACTTACTGAAGCAAATACAGTAATTTATTATTCTAATGGATATGATCTTGAAAAAAGAATGCAATCAGAAGACAGAGCACACAGAATAGGGCAAAAGAA